AATAAAGCGGTTGTCGTTCCTCCTGTTTTCAAGCCCACATCAGCCCAAGAAACTTCTTTTTCATAAACTTCTAAAGGTGTACCAACCTTTGCCGCTAATTCGTGAACGTGGTCGTGCAGGTGTAAGACTTTTGTTCCGTTTTCTTTGATTGATTTAGAGAAAATTCCTTTAAAGTGTACGTCATCGTGACTATCCATAAATCCATAGGTATTCCCGACAATTGTTCTATGTATTTCGGTGTCTGAATCTGCAGTATTAACATCGGCTTTCGTTGTTATTTGGGCTTTTGTATCAAAGCTAATAATGTCACCTTTTTTTAATTGGGCTTTCTTCAGCTTAATAATTTCAGCTTTGTTTTTTATGAGTTCTTTGATATTCATTTTCGTATGATTTTCTTATTTTCAATCGCCTTCTTTTTAGCCTTTAATGACTTACTTAGCTTTTCCTTATCAACTTTAATAACCTTTATCTTATCGCTCATTTTGTGTAGTTTGTTTAGCAGGTGCGCTTGCTACATTCATTGCTGGTTCGTTAATTTCCTCAAGTCCTATTTCAGCACGCGCCTCATTTGGTGTTATAATTCCAGCTTTTACATCTTCTCTGGCTTCTTTTCTTCGCTCTGTTGGTGTTGGATTTAAAGCATCAATTTCGGAAGTCTTAACTTTTAAACAATAATCACCAAATTGACTCAAGAATTTACGCTCATATGCTGCGGCAATCTTGTAAAAAGTAGGAATGTAAAGTTCTGAATACGCTTCTTTCTTCGCTTCTTTTACGTTGTTGTAGGTAGCTGTTGCATTATCGTTTACTAGAACGGAAGGCAAGCCCCAAACAGCAGAAAGTTCACGAATTAATTGAGTTTTATTTTCAATTGTTTGCATATCGGTTGACGATGCATTAAGCTGTTGAACGGTTACAGGTGTTTTAATAACGTGGACGCTATTCATTTTATCCGCTCCGCCTATTACCCTGTTCAAAGCCTTTTGCAAGAATGTTTGGTCTTTTGGTTGCATTGATTGACCTGCATCACCTGCTGCGCTAACCAAAGCAGAAACACCTCTGTTTTGAAAGTATTCGCTTAAAGCAATCTCAATATTATTTGAGGCGTTTAGAATATTCTGAGCAGCTTGTAGTGGGCTTAATCCGTTTTTGTCTTGCAGTCCTGTGATAGTTGGGTTATTCATTGCAACGTGCATTACAAATTCAGGGTCTATTTTTTTAACAAATAAAGCATTATTAAAATCATAACTCTGAACATTGCTTAAAATACTACTATCGTAATTATTAATCTCGACATTTTGAGGCGGCAAAATTACTTGTCTGCCACCCATAAAGCCAACAGAATCAACATCATTGTAAATATAGCCTTCACCAGTTAATTCGTAAAATGTTACCAATTGCTCCCAAAACTCATTAAAACTTTGAAAGTCATTAGGCTTGTAAACAAAATCGTGAACGTCTCCGCTTGTTATTTCTTCGCCTGTGTTCTTGTCGTAGATGTAAATTGGTAGATTTGCGATGGCTACAGATATTCGTTTAACAATCGTATAAACAACCGCGCTTCCTAAATAGCCCCTTTGAATTGCCTCTTGGTCTGATATAGTCGAGCCGTTTAATCCTTCGCCAATCTTAAAAAAATTGTTTGGAAATGCTTGTAAATTATCCCTTAAACGTCTCCCAAAATCATTGTATGACATATTTCTACCTTTAGATGCAAAATTAACCAAAATTTATCTTATATACCCCAAAGATGTAGCTGCGTGTATGCATATCCAATCCCATCAATAGAATGATTGTCCCTGTCTACTGGTAGTTCTGCTCTCTTATTGCTCCAAACATAGCTATTTAACTCCTTTTCAATGTCAGGCGAATCATCAACAATGATAAGATATTCTTGCAGCCACCTCAAACGCTCCGCTACAATTCCAGCCCTTTTATATGCTTTTACTGCGTTATAATTTGCCTGTCTTAACTGGTCAATGTTTAAGGGTTCTGAACTATCGCAGACAATCAAATCATCAGTTTTGCAGTTGGATTCTATAACGCTTAAAATATTAGGCATTGATAAATTCGAAGCGTATGCTATTTGTTTAACGTAAAGGATTTTCTTCTTCTTGTCTACCGCTATTTTGGTAAGCGTAAACGGGTCAGTCCATCCCCAATCCAATCCAAAGACATAAGGCAGTGAATCATTAAATTTACCTCTTTTCCACCGTTTTAAGATAGCCCCTTCCAATGGTGCATACTCGCCTTTACCGTAAACTTTCCACCTGTACTCGTCTGCTGTTCCTTCCTCAATGTTTTTTGCTGTTGGCTCGTAGCTTAAAATTTTATTGATAATACTTTGGTCTAGGAATGGGTTATGCTCGTAGGTTGATTGAAACGCTTGGACGTTTGTCCTTTCTTCCATTTTCTTATCACTAAGCCAAAATTCACCAGAAGGGTTAAAATCAAGCCAGCTATGTATTTTAGTTCTCACATAAATAGCCTCAAAAATCTCGAAACTGATACCATTAGCCTCGTTAAAAAATGAGTAATCTCTTTTACCGTTCTTCGCATCTTGTTCATTTTCATAAGAATTAAATTCAATGATTGAGCCGTTTTTAAAGTGCAGTATTCGGTCTGTTTTGTTATAGTATTTTATTGTGCTTTGGATAAATTCAGACGATGATATTATTGTTTGAAGGTCACGAATTGCCCCTTTTTTTAGGTTTGGTATATCTTGACCGACAACAGTAATTATTACATTTGGTTCTTTGTAGGCTTTTAAAGCCAGCACTTGCATAATGGAGTAAGTCTTTCCGCTTGATGTACCGCCTCGATTTACAGTTAAGTCAATGCCTTCTGGAATATCAAAATTGCAATCGAATAGCATTGATGTTTCAAATGCTTTTATATCAGTCAATTTCTTTACCTATTGATTTGATGATTACATCGCCTGTTGGTACAGTTATTTCTTGCTCCGTCTTATCCTTCCAATCCATATTTTTCAAGGCGAAAATTGAGCCTGTGGATGCTTTAGAGCGCAGTCCTTTCTCGTAATCAGATTCAATAATAGTCAATGCTCTTTTTATAGGGTAAGTAAACTTATTGTTTTTTTTGTAGTCATACAGACTTTGTCTACTCTCAAAACCTAGAAATAAAGCTAACCCAGTAATGGTTAAAACCTCACCGTTTTCTTCTTGTTCTACTATCCAATCAAAGTATTCGGAGATTCTCTTTTCCATCTCCTCAGCAGTTTTGTAAAAAGGTGGTCTTCCGCCTGTATTACCTAATGCAAATTTGTTTCCTTTTGGTGCTGCCATTTTTTAGCTTTTAAAATATTAAGTAATAAGCAACTGCTACTATCACAATACCAACAAACACCGCTACTATTTTGGTAACGGTGTTCATTGCGCTTTCTAGTCCGTCTTCAAAATCATTCATTTCTTGAAATTCTTTCTCAGTCATAATACAAAATTAATTTATTTGCGCATTACTTTTTGCTCCACCTTTACCGAAGCTGTGTCTATATTTTTAGTCTTGTTTTTGGAACGTTTGTTTAGCTCGCTCTGGTAGTTTAGATTAACGATGTTACAAGCTGTTTTGAACGTCTTGCATTCTTCGGTTTCTCCGCTTTCTTTCCAAGTTATTTTGTGGTAATTCATTTGCTGTATTTTAATATTCTTTTTTAATAAGTTCGTAAAGTCTTAAACAGCTTAAACTAATTGGCTTTAAATATTCAATTGAATGGTCTATGTATTCATACTTCCAATCGCTTGAGCCTTGAAATTTTAGCAGTTCTTTAATGTGCTGCTCCATTTTCGTTGAATGCATAATCATATCATTATCAACTTCAATGTCAAAAATCTGGATTCCTTTTTTCCTCCAGTTCTGAGGAACGAAACCTTTGCCATCCCAGTTCATTGGCTCTGAGTTTTCAAGGTACTGCGCTTTAATTTTTAGATTCACTTTCATCTAATAGTTTTGTTATTAAATAAATCAAACGCTGATTCTACTCCTGTTATGCCTTTAACGTCTGACCAAATGCCGTACTTTATGTCGATAACAAATTCCAATTCGTGGAAAGCTAATAATATTTGCCCAACCGTAACAGGGAAATAGTTTTTTTGCTCGTCTAAAATCTGCTTGTATTCTGGCTTTAACTTTTCAATCAACTTCATAATCTTGCTTTGTTTTAATTAATAAAAATCAAATATAGTACTTTTATTATACAAATAACCATTTAAATAATATTAAGTCAAAATAAATTATCTAAAGTCGCTGAAAATATAATTTGATTTGCTTGCTTTGGCTGCTGCTGGTTCAATAATTTGATTAGCTTTGCAGTCTTGTTAGGGCGTTATGCTTTACGCTCATATCCTGTTTTAGTTAGAAAGAGCCTCGTTTATTCGGGGCTTTTTTGTTGGTATAATCCAATAAATTTATTAGCTGCTTTTCTTAGGGCTATTCTATCGTCTTTATCTAGCCGTTCATTAGTTAAGGTCTTGTTAAACTCTTTCGCTCGTTTTATAGCCTCTTTAACTTCTTCTTTGCTTGGTTTAAGTACTGGATACTCTGCGATGATTCCAAAATTTATGTATTCAAACAAATCAACTCCGAATGTTTTCTGTAAATTTTTTGAGTAGTTAATTAAATTTCCAGATAAATAACTGTTGCAATGTTCGCACTGCAGATAGATATTCATAAGGTTAAACCGAACCGAAGGATTAGCACCCACCGAATGATAATGCCCTGCGTTTTTCTTCTTTGGTTTTGGATTGCCGCACGAAATGCAAGGTTGACAAAAGTCTATTTCTCTGGCTATTTTATTAATGACAACCTGGAGTAGCTTTTTATAAGCAGACAAAGAAATGATTTGCTCTTTTAACTCCGCTTTTTTCTTTCTCCAGTCTTTTTTTTCCTTTGCTGATTTTAAGTCTTTAGAATGGTTTAAAGCGCATTGAACTGAGCAAGTACTTTGTAAAGGTCTTAACTTCTCAAACTGCTTGCCGCAACCTTTAAATTTGCATTTTCTCCAACCTTTCATTTTAATAAGTCAATCACAGGAAGTAATATTCCTTTACTAGTATTGTTATCTCCTCCTTTTATATCTCGTTTTGAGCCAATGTATTTCCTGCACAAAGTTTTCAGGTTTTTTGATGGCAATATTATAA